GCATCACCTCATCGAGTTCTGCAAGGTTATGGCCACGGCTCCATTTTACGCAAAGCTTGGGCCTGGAGGCGTTATGGCTATCTACTTGACGGCCAAGGAGCACAACTTACCACTCATGTCTTGTCTTAATGGTGGAATGCATACGTTCGATGGAAAGGTGACCTTCTCCGCTCAGCTAATCAATGCTATGATCATCAACGCTGGCCACAAAGCTGACGTGACTCACTTGGATGATCAGAAATGCGTCATACATTTCAAGCGTGGCGATAGACGTAATGAGCCTGGATACAAAGGATTTGTGTTTGAGTACACAATCGAAATGGCTCAGAAAGCTGGCTACCTTTCAAAGACTAACTGGAAGACAAGTCCTCGCGATATGCTTTTTTCGCGTTGCATGACTGGTGGTGGACGAAAGCACATACCTGAGGTTTTTGTAGGGATACTAGTCAGTGGTGAGCTTGTTGGCGATTCTAGCGATGCTAACGTCATTCCTGATGTTCCAGTCGAGATTAGACAAGAGCCGAAGCAAGTAACTCAAGCCATCAGGCTTGATGGCTATGATGACTTTGTAGCTAAACATGAGCTTGAGCCTGCAAACAACTCAGCAAAGCGAGAGTACATCTTGATGACGGCTGAGAAAGCAAATATGACTGAGGAGCAAATAATTAACTCCGCAATCAAAAATGAAACGCTGTTCGAAGATAGATTTAAAGCTTGGTACGTGAAAAAATATCCAGAACAGGGGTCAATGTAAAACCGCTTTACAAAAGAACACCCGAATTGCCTAAGCGATTCGGGCTTGATCTCCTTTTGGAAGGATTGACTGTTGCAGGATTTGCACCTGCGACCTCGGGCAATTTCGAATCACCATAAATGGTGTTGTAATCTTGTCATGCGCTCTAGCTGCTGAGCTAAACAGTCATCATCATTCTAATCTGTTATTGCTTTTGCCTCAATCATTTTCTCAGGATTTAATCTATCAGGGTTGCTGATAGCCCAAGAAATGATTGAAGCATAAAGCAAAAGAACCCCAAATATCATTATTATTATCACCCATTTTTTATCTCTCCAGACACTAAAAGACCTGTCTTCTATTATTTCTTCCTCTTCCATTCAAACTCCAACAGGTGGTAATGGTACTGTGATTTTAGGTGTATTGGTCATAGTATCGTCGATCACGTCGACAGCCGAGCCTTCGGTATGAGCCATTGAGACATTGAAAGTACAACTACTCAACAGACTGGTCAGCAATAAGGTTAGGACAAGCCTCATTTTCACCCTCAATTAAAGGTTTTTCGGATGCCTGAGATATAACAATTTTGCTCATTTCAATCAAAGATTTTAAATAACAACATAGCTCGTCATATTTGTTCCTAGATTCTTCTAAGGCTCTTTGAACTCCTTCAAGTCTAGACTGCATATACTGCTGCTGAAGTAGCATTCTTTTCGGAGAACAATCCGTGATCTTTACAGGCTGCTCATCTACAGGATTGCTCCACCAGCTCTCAACGAAATTAGGGCATTCATTTTCTTCTTTGCAAAATCCTTGCTTTACAAAGGGGCATTCCTTTCCGCATGACGTGCTTTTCATCAATTATCCTTTGAACAGATCATTCCTACGTTGGCTAATGGCCTCCACGTTTTACCGTGATTGTGAGGGTCACACTGGCCGTAATTATCATGCGTAGCATTGTCTCCCTTACCTCCTACCATTCCTCGAATCGGGTTTACTTTTGGCTGGATTCCGAACTCCTCAACATCGGCTGTGCTCTGAGCACCGTGAATGTATTGGTTTTTAGAATTAGATTGATTTGATCCAAACTTTGCAAAGTGGTTGTGGTTTGGAATCTGTTTTAACGAAAGACCATCGCCTGGCGTGCCTCCGTTAACACCTTCTTGCGTCCAAGTTCCACCGCTGGAGCCTGGATACTTGGCGGAATAGGGTTTGTCCGCTTTGCCTGGTGGATTCTTCTCTGCTACAGCCAATAGCCTATCACCAAGGCCAGTAACAATCGTCCATCCGAGTGGAGCTGCTGCCTGATAAAACCAGCATTTGGTGCCTTTCATCAGGCCGACTTGATTGAATCTGATATTGTAATTCTGGCCACCACGGCTGATAAGCATCAAATCATTCTGCAAAGCTGAGCCAGTAGGCAATGGCTGCAAAACTGATGAGGTAATATTGATAGACTGCACAACGCTTACGGCGATTTGGTAATCCGTTAAGCCCTTTCTCACAAGCATGATGTCTGAAGGGCTCAGTGAGGTCGCAACAGGCAATCCTGATAGGTCGATAGGTGATGACATTATAAACCTGGGGTTTTAGTTTTTCCGTAGATTATAAAAGATCCAGTGCCCCCTGTGACAGTAATACTTCCTGTCGCTGAAATCGCCCCGATTGTCAAAGCTGAACCGCCTGAGGCAACAGTCCTTAAAGTAGTAGTTCCAGCCGAATAACCTGGTGGAATGTAAACTATCCCCTCATACCATGTGCTGAAAGCTCCTAGATCTACAATGTAAACCATGACCATTCCGCCGTTCACCACATCGAAAATTGGCGTGGCTCCTGTAGAGTCGGTGGTGGTTACCTCTTGCGCTTGCATCTGATAAAGATACTGCAACCACTGATAAGTCTTCCTTGCCAGCCAGTTAAACCAGTTTCTAGGAGGGAATTCAAGTCTTGCCCATCCATATTGCTGTTTATTTGTGGGTGGAACTAGGACGTTGTTTTGCTTAGATATTGGATCGGCTTGATCGTCTGAAGCCCACACTGGGAACATATCTGGTTTTTGTACTGTCGGCATAAAACCCCTTATTGTTGAATAGCTTCAGCCATCTGGCCTGCGCCTGTAGTATCAATTGTATAGTTTGGATAAACCCCTAGAGCCTCTGCAAACCCTCCACCAAAATCAGGATTTGTCGTTTCTCCTGTCTGTACGTAAAAGTCTTGTAGACCTGTCCCTGGATCCGCCTGAAATGGATGTAGCTCAGTGGGATCTCCAGGGTTAGGTGCAACGAAAAACTGAGTATCAAAAGGATCTTCAGAAAACGTGAAAGGATTAGTATTGTAGGTCGCTGTAAGAGCTATAAACTGAACTCCTGCTGGGCTAACGCTTTGAATCACGCCAACTAAGTCGCCTGGATTCACAGTTCCACCTAAAGAGTCCACGCCTTGAAGTCCATTGGTTGCCATCTGGTACGCTGCTGGATAATCTTCAAAATACCATACCATCGTTGCGTCTGTCAGGTATTGAAGGATCTTGATGACTTCTTCAGGTGTTCCGTGGCTCTGATTGATGAATATCTGAAAACGCAACGACTCTCTGTAAGAATCATCAGATTGTCCTGGAATTCGCGGCAGTCCAAGTATTTGGCCGAGGCCGTCAAGCTGAACACCTTGCGCTGTGTTTAGATAGCGCATGGTTTGAAGTAACTGCTGCTGAGTATTTATCACCTGAGCTTGCTTACTCAAAGCCTCAATGACTTTTTGAAAGTTTGTGAGGCTGCCATCTGGATTTCGTATTTGAAATTGCGAAGCCAAAAGGGCTATGCATCTCTCAAAATAGTTCGTTATGTCTGCCATCATCAAGCCTTGTAATAAGTCCTCTGGTTCCTGCGTCAGGCTTTTCTTGACATTCCTCGCAATAAGGATAGTCAAATAAATCCCCTACGCCATTCCTTTGAATAGGATTTCCACACCTTATAAAGTCAAAATACCTACATGGAAATTCATCGAGTTTCGTTTCCATTAAACCACCGATACTGAAATTCTAGTAAGATCCCACACTGAGATTTGGTTGTCCTCAATCGAAATATCCGAAGTGCCGAATATAGGACTTGCCTCCAATGATGCCGTAGAAGCCAGCGTCATATTACCGCTGGCTATTCCTGGAACGTTGAATATTTGTGCAACAACCCTTTGGAGTAATACGTCGATGCCTACACCTAAAGAAACTCCGTAATTAAAGATGGATTGAGCGACTAGCTGAATTCCATTATTAGGGAAAGTCTCTTCAGAATATAGTGTAAGGACTACATTAACCCAAATGAAAATTTGCGTTGGCCTACTGAAGTAGATAACTTGCGTGGAGCCTTGCGAATCGGTGATGGGGAACGAAGTGTTCCCAAAAGTTTGGATTCCAGCTGGCTTTGTTTGCCAGATCTGATTTGCGATTGCTTCATTTGTGCCTCCTTCTACTACGGCTTCGAACGATTTTGGCGGTCTTCCGCCGTTAATTAAAGCTTCTTGATCTGACACATCTGTTTCGACTGATTCTACAGTCAAAACGTTGTTCGTGTTAATGACTAGGGTTAGAGTCTGGTTTCCTGTTCCACCCACGGATGTTGACATTACTTGGTACAACGCTTGGAAGGCTGCTGCAAGCAAGTTCATTGTTGTAAGCTGATTGGTTGTGAAGTTCACATTGAAGGGTGCTATTCCTGCAACCGTAGCCGTAATAATATCAGAACCGTCAAATGCCTGCGGAAATACAATATCAATATTCGTCTGCTGTAAAGTTATATTCTCAAAAACAGTTGCGCTGGTAACCCCTGGGACTTTCTGCAGGAGTCCTGCGGTTATAGCCTCAACCGTGGCAGATCCTAAAAGCTTAATGGAGTTCTGCCTTCTGATTCGCAATTGAGCATCCGTTTCAACCAATGTTCCTGTGCTCCCTGCAACGTAATTATTTATCGATATCCATCCTGCAATAGGGGTAACAATAGTATCTAAAGTGTTGACTGGGCATGGAATTGGCCCGAATACGTCTGCAAGAAAGTTAATTGGCGAAGCCAAATAAGATACGGTTACATTCGTTCCAAAACTACATGAGAAAGGAATTGCCACATCGCTAGCGGTTACGGTAAGAGTTCCGTCTATATTGTCCACGGCTGCAAAAGCTGTCGGACTCCCCTGATTTATAATCGCTGTCAGTGCTGCTGTTACAATGTTTAAGCTTCCTGGAGTCCTGAAAGTAATAGCATAGGACGCCTGAGTCGCTCCGCCTGTAATCGAAATGGAGTTGATTACAATGTTAAACCCTGATGCAGGAGTTATATCGATTATATTTGGATTGGTAGTCGTGCCGATTGTTCCTGAAATGAATGCTACGATCTGGTTTTTTATCAGAGTTAGAGTGTTGTTTGAGCTGGAAGTGTAGTTAATCGGAGTCTGCGGAACTCCGTTCAACGTAAGCCTGATCACGTTTCCTGTCACAAAAATGTTGCCTACATTTGTAAATGTGATGGTTGGCAAAGAGTAGGTGAAGGCAAAATTGTTAATCACAATTGAGTAGACTTGAGTCGCCAACGCTACGATTTGAAGGGTGATAATGTCAGCATTAGAACGTGTGATCGTTCCGCCTATATTTGCATAAAAAGTATCGCCAGTAGTCGAAATTCTAGCCAGTGAGTTCTGAGGAATGAGAGTCCCCTCTAAACCTTGGCAAGTCGCCGTTACTGATGTTTGGGTTGCTGGCAAGCGAGTTATACCGTTCAGCTGAACAACGTTGTCTAATGAGACTCCTGAAGCGGAATTTGGGTACTGGGATAAATACACGTCTTCCATGTTTTCCCATTGATCAGCATATGCCTTTGCGAATATACCAATGATCTGCCCGATTACTGACTGAGGGTCTACGTTTACATCGCCCATAGATGCAATAAAATCATTCTCTAAAAACTGTTTAACGTCAGCCAGTCTAGCTGCATTAAATCCTTGAGGAGTAAGTCCATAAACTGGTGTGGTCATGGTAAAATTTGCTCCATTTCTAAGTTTCCATCTATAGTCTTACATCCAAAATTAACCGAAAATGTTCTATTTCTTCCGTTATAATCGCTGGAAAAACTGGTTATTTCCAAGACTCCATCCGTGTTTGATATCTCATCTTTTAAAAAGGTTTCAACCTGTATCTGATTCGGATTCTTAATGAAGAAATATTGGTAGTATGGAATGCCTGCTAAAATATTTAGATACCATTCTCCTTGTATAAATCGCAATCTAATAGCCAAGTTCTGCGCGATTTGATCGACTCCGCCGACTTTAGCCAAATCGAAGTCCTCGAATACTACATCTCCTGTCTTAGGGTCTAATGCTATGTCGATCATGGTATTGTCCCCTTAATAGAATCGATCTGTCCTTTTATAGCTGTAAAAGTCGCAGCATTATCGATTGGAAATGGCACTGGGCCGAAAGGTACAGATGCCACAGTTACAGTCGTTGTGATAGCAGCAATGCCTGCAAGAGTGTCTGAAATTTTCTGAAGGAGCTCAACAACTGAAGTTCCTATTGCTATCTTTGATGCAGTTTCAATAACGATGTCGCCGTTTTTTTTAATCCTGAAGCTTGAACCGTTGTAAGTAAGAAGTAAATCATCGTTATTAGTCGCCTGGGAAGTCTCTGAAAATGGAAAAAGACCCATGATAGCTACTGCGTCGGAAAGATTGAATCTTCGATTGTCGTCTGGAGTCACTTGACCTCCGTCAGTCTTCCAAAGATCTGTACTTCTCTCGATGAAAAGGAGCAGGCAAGTATCCCCTTGAACAACTGGGAAAGTCAAGCTCGCACCGCCTGCCCTAGGAAAAATCACTGGTACGTTCTGAAGGACTGGCAAAGGAATCGGCGTACCATTCGGTGGCCCTTCAGGTGATAATTTATTCAGCAAAGGTTGCACTGCCGCTTTTTGCGTCGTGTAGTCATAGGAAACAATCGCGCCTGGCAATGCCGTGTGAATCAGTGAAAGCTGGTATAGGATTGACTGGCGTATTGCGTCAGCCATTGAAATTGGACTACTCATGTGGTTATCTCCGTGCACTGAAGTTGCGATGTCCAAAGAAACCCGAAAGTGTCACCCTCATGCCTGACGTTTTCAACTAAGTAAGGTGCGTTAGTGACTCCTAACTTTTGCGAGGAAAATAGAATTCTAGACCCTGCAAATACAAGAGGATTAAGCTGAACGTTTATCTTGTACCCTGTATTTGGCACGTTAACGGCTCTGTAAGCGTACAAATTCTTGTAAGTGAACCTTTGGGGTATTCCTTGCATTCCTGTTGACTCGTTGACTACTATGGGGGTTTCTGTGATGGAGGATTTTATAGGGATCACATAAAGCTTGTTCTCTTGGATCAAGGGTTGAAGATTTATCTTAGCGCAAATATCTGCTAGGATCTCTCTTCCTGGACGGCAATCGTTGTATCCTTGACGATAGACTAGGTTTTCAGATTGAGCGAATGTGGCTATCGCCAGTCCCATTTTTGCAGCAACGTCAGTAATGATCTGTCTAGCTTGAATGCTGGAAGCATACGCTAATGAGATAGGAGGATTGTTGATTGTCAACTCGCCATCGCCACACTCAAGCACTGTGATAATTTCTGGCTGGTCAAACATATGGTAGACGGTACTGGTGTCGCCGATAAATAAAACCTGAGTTCCAGCCTCCCCTTCATATCCTGCATATAGGGTGACTCGATCGCCGAAGTTGGCCAAAGCATTTCGATTGTCTTGACCTAGATTCCAAATCCGAATATTGGCTGAGTTCAATGACCATGACATAGATTTCTGAATTGAGAATGATATTCTAAGCCCTGTAATAGTTAAAGTATCTGTGTACCCATCCTTACTACCGTTAATTAGTTGTATCCTTAATGAAGCTTCTCTTAAAAATCTCATGCTTCTACTAACCCCAAAATTTCATTTGGCTCATAATAAATTAGCTCTGTAGTTTGCCCCATGTCAAAACGCCCAATATCAATCCACTGTTCGATAATATTTTGGCAGAGAATATCTCCTTTCGGCATCCCTGTCACTGCTGCAAACTGAGCTGTAATGTCGTAATTAGTGACAACCTTTATTCCAACTACAATAGGCTCATTATTTAAGTTGTAGATATTCATTACCCAATACTGATTTAATGCATTCCATTTAAAGTATAATATAAAAAGCTGATTGGTCAAAGTAATCTGCTCTTGCCATGCAGCTGGATTTTTAAATGGTATTATTTGCATTATACGCTCGATGCTATAGATGATAAATTAACTAATACATTAGGCAATACTGCTGGTGGAACCAAAGATAAACTCTGAACTCCAACATTAATCCCTGAACTTGCCTGATCCTTCAAACTAAAAGGAGGATCATTTTTTATTAAGGGTATGTCTGTATTTTCGGCTACAATTTCCCTTGGAGTATTGTCTATCTTGCCTGTAAAAACGTTTCCATTTACTAGCGATCTGGTCACAGTGTTATCAAACACAATCCTTTGCAGTTGAATGTGAAATGTAAGCGTCTGGCCTGTCTTCATTGTCCTCGGAACGTCAAGTGAAGTTATAGCCATATTTCTATAAATCTTAATACCTGTGACTACGTCAACCACCTGCCTGCGCTCGTGGATCTGAATCAAAGCCTCAAATGCCGCGACTGAACGATTAAACTGAGCCAAGATGTTAAGGGGTGTATCAGTTACAAGCCCTGAGAGCATAACAATATCGGGCTGATTGATGATGTGATCCGAAACGATTGGGCCTGATTCCACTGGGAAATAAGTCACGCGTGAGGAAAATTTATGCTCTTCGCTGACCATGGTGTCAAAAGAGACAATCCCGACTCGGCTCTGCGCATACTTTCTGTTCGCGTTGAAGATTAAGCTTAAAACCATTATTCCACCTGTGGACTGTTATTGATCACTTCCCTAGTCTTCTGATCCCAAAGAGTATTGAGCTTAGCTTCCATCGCTTGAGTGATGTACTCGGCAGTTGATTCTTCTGTTCCTGGAGGAACGTTAAACTCAAAGGTATTGTTATTCACCACACTTGCACTGTTATTCACCGAACGATTCTGATATTCTTCTTGAAGCTTTCGGTAAAAAACAAGATCTTCCTCTAGCAATCTTCTCTCTAACTGCTGCGTAGTTTCTACCCCTAAAAGTTCCAGAGCTGCATTTCCAATGCTGTCTAACACTAACCCGAACGCTGATCCGAAACCTTCCTCTTGTGCTTTTTCCGTAAGGATATTTATTCCACCTAGCGATTGATTTAGCAGTGGAACGGCTGTAACGGCAACTTTGTCTTGAAAACGTTCCCACTCAGTCGATAGCTGATTGATCTGCGACTTGAATTCTCTAGCTGTATCTTTGGACTTTTGGAGCTGTTCATTAGATACTTTTTGCTTGTCTACAAACTCAGAAAACTGCTCATTTGTAAGCTTGAAAAACTCAAGAATAGCATTAGAAGTTTGAAGATCAAAACCGAATACGTTCTGAATAATCCTAAGCTGTTCAGATTCATCAGCAAGACCTTGAATTCGGTTTCTTATGTCATCTATTGCAGTAGTTACATTTGTTGCAACTCCATCAATAAAAATACGCACTTGACCATTAGTCTCTAGCGAAAGTTTTCTAAACTCATTATGAACACCCCTGCTAGCTGCCTTAATTTCTATGGCAAGCTTTTCAAATATGGCAGAGAAAACATCTGGGCCTACGTCAAACTTTTTAAAGGCTTTCTGCAGGGCGTCCAAGTCTTGTATGGATACTTTTGTAAACTTTGACAGAGCCTCTTGCTTTAGAATCTTATCTGAGAACTCACCTGCAAAATCAATAATCCTTCCAAAAGACTTCTCAATAGCTAATCTTCCGATATCAAACTTGGTTTTAAAGTTAGATATGGCTTTCTCAAATTTATCTAAATTAGTTCTGTCGAAAACAAAACTTAATCTTGTGACCAACTCTCTAGCTACTGTCATTTTTTGGCTCTTCTCCTTGCGTCTTCTGCAAAATCTGATCTCATATCCAGAAGGGCGTTTGCTCGGTTTACATCATCTAGGCTCCATACTGTTTCAAGCTCTTGCAATGAAGCCACGTTATCCATGACAAGCCTCCAAATTGCAAGTTCATCTCTTAAATCCTGCCGAAGGTTTTTTTCGTATCGGCTGTCGGCATTGGATTGTCCGAAAGGGATTTGCTTCCAATACCGATCATTTCCAAAAAATTGCTGAAGTTCACCTCAATCACAAAGAGTACTACTTGGTAAATTGTGGCCATGTCTCCTGCAAACTCAATGTCAATAGTTGAGGAATTTAGCTCCACTCCGTTCTTTCTAACTCCGTTTAGCATTTCAGTGATTAAAGTCTCGAAAGAGTTCTCATCCAAATTCATTCCAAGCATTTCAATGGCTTTAACGATATCGGACTTCTTCTCATTGTCGTTGGATTCTTTTGAAGCGGTTACAAAGAATTGAGCAAGCACTGGGCCGAATAATTTAATTAAGCGTGCCTTTAGCCTTAAAGCTCGTCTTGCTGGTAATTGAGTAACGGTGTAGTTAGCACCATTAATGTGTTTTTCCATTGTTTCGATCATGTTCAAATTTCCCAGTTTTTTATACACGTTTTTTTCTCATGCACACAAAATAGCGTTTTCGTATGCATGAGGATTTTAGCTTTCAGAGTTTGAGCCTACAAACATATCTGCCTCATCAAGCGAAAGAATCCACTGGCGGTCGGAAATGTCTTTTCCGAAGCTTGAATTGGCATACTGCGTGATCCAAGCTCTTGCGCTAAAATAGATTGAATTTCCCGAAAGGTCTTTAACCAATACTGGGAAAACTCCTTGATTCGTAGCCTCATCGATAGCCATAAAACCGCTAAGAACATCGTTGCTTGGGCTCGAT